CCTTGACCTAAAGTATGGTCAGGAAAGAGAGAAGCGTTTAGCATCTATCTTAGATAAAGATAAGACCAAGATAGAAGTTAAAACAGAAAGAGACTGGTGGTTTAAAACAGGTAACATTGCAATAGAAATAGAATGCAATGGCAAACCTTCAGGTGTGATGGCTACAACGTCTGATTACTGGTGTCACATATTGGCAGACGGTGACAAAGATTATTGTAGAATGATATTTGACACAAAGACAATCAAAAGGTTGGCTAAAAAATATATCAAAACATTAAAGAACGGTGGTGATGGTTGGAGAAGCAAGTTTGTTCTTGTGCCGTTAGCCGAAATATTCCTACCAAAAAATTTAAGCAAATCTATGCAACAAAGGATAGTAAAATGAGTGATAGATACAAAAAGAAAAGAGTATTAGTAATTGATGGCGATATACTTGCTTATCAAATAGCTACTAACAATGAGAGACCAATCAACTGGGGTGATGGACTATGGACATTACATGCTGATGAGAACAATTGTATTCAACAGTTAGACGCAGTGATAGATGACTTAGGTTCTAACTTGTCAGCAGACGATTATGTTGTGGCACTAACAGATAAACATAATTTTAGAAAAGATGTCTTACCTACATACAAGTCAAACAGGAAAGAAAAACGTAAACCAATAGTTCTAGGTGCTATGCGAGAACACATTATGAAAAAACATAATGGTGTTGTCTGGGCTAACTTAGAAGCTGATGATGTCATGGGTATTATGGCAACTGAACCTGCACTAACTGAAGAAAGAATATTAGTTAGTATAGATAAAGACATGAAAACAATCCCATGTAATCTTTCACAAGACGGTAGTAGCTTTGAACAAATACCAGAGAAGATAGCTAATTATAATTTTATGATACAGGCAATCATGGGTGACAAGACAGATGGCTATGATGGAATTGAAGGTGTTGGAATTAAAACAGCAGAGAAACTACTTCTTAAATATACCAACTGCACACTCAAAGATTTGTGGGGAGTGGTTAAAGGTATCTACAAAGAAAAAGGTTACACAGAAAAAGAAGCCTTACAACAAGCTAGGGTCGCACACATTTTAAGACATGGAGAATACAATAAGAAAACAGGGAAGGTAAAACTATGGACGATATAAGTAAACCAGTACACTATAATCAAGGCGGTATCGAACCCATAGATTACATTGTTAAAAACAAACTTTCTTATTGTGAAGGCAATGTTGTTAAGTACATAACTCGTTGGAGACATAAGAACGGCATTCAAGATTTAAAGAAAGCCAAACAATACATAGATTTTATTATTGATAAAGAAGCCAAACCCACAGTAACAGAAAGCAAAGATGATTAATTACGAAAGAGACGAACTACTTACTGACTTTGGTAAGACAACTTTAAAAGATAGGTACTTACTACCTAACGAGAACTCACCGCAAGATGGATTTATGAGAGCCGCTAAAGCATTCTCTGATAATGATGAGATGGCACAGCGTATATATGATTACGCTTCTAAATTATGGTTCATGTATTCCACACCTATTTTATCTAACGGCGGAGCAAATAGAGGTATGCCTATTTCTTGCTTCTTAAATTATGTAGGAGATAGTAGAGAAGGATTAACAGGACACTACACAGAGAATGCTTGGTTAGCTTCTATTGGTGGTGGCATAGGTGGCTACTGGGGACATGTACGTTCAGATGGTACAAGCACTTCAGGTGGTTCACAATCATCTGGTTCAATACCTTTTCTTCACGTTGTAGACAGTGAGATACTTGCATTCTCTCAAGGTAAAACAAGGCGTGGTAGTTATGCGGCTTACATGGACATGTCTCACCCAGAGATAATGGAATTTTTAGAAATGAGAAAACCTAGTGGTGGCGACATACATAGAAAATGTCTTAACCTACATCATGCAATAAATGTGTCAGATGATTTTATGCACTTGATTGAAAAGTGTGTAGCTGAACCTACGTATGATGACAGTTGGAATTTGATTGACCCACATACAAAAGAAGTAGTGCGTACAGTATCAGCTAGAGAGTTGTGGCAAAAACTATTAGAAAATAGAGTAGCCACTGGTGAGCCTTATGTTTCTTTTATAGATACTATCAATGAAGCATTGCCTGAAACACAAAAGAAATTAGGATTAAAAGTACACCATTCAAATTTATGTACTGAAATTACTTTACCTACTAACGAAGATAGAACAGCAGTGTGTTGTTTGTCTTCTGTTAATTTAGAAAAATATGATGAATGGAAGAATGATAAATTATTCATACCTGATTTAGTTAGATTTTTAGACAACGCTTTAACTTACTTTATAGAGAATGCACCTGACAGTGTGTTCAGAGCAAAGTTTAGTGCGGCACAAGAAAGAAGTATTGGATTAGGAGCAATGGGTTTCCACGCTTATTTACAATCTAAGAACATAGCTTTTGAAAGTGCGTTAGCTAAATCTTTAAATATGAAAATGTTTAAAAGTATTAAAGAAGAAGCAGTAGAAGAAAGTAAAAGACTTGGAGTTAAAAGAGGAGAAGCTCCTGACATGGAAGGTACAGGCATGAGAAATGCACACTTATTAGCTGTTGCACCTAACGCTTCATCATCTATTATTTGTGGGACTACTTCACCTTCAATAGAACCTTATAGAGCCAATGCTTATGTGCAAAAAACTATGTCTGGTTCATTCTTGGTTAAGAATAAATATTTAGAAAAACTATTAGAAAAGAAAGGGATAAACAATGATGCTATATGGTCGTCCATTGTCTCGCAAAGAGGCAGTGTCTTACATCTTAAAGAGTTATCAGACTATGAAAAAGATGTTTTTAAAACTGGTATCGAGATAAATCAACAATGGATTATAGAACATGCGGCTGACAGGCAGAAATATATCTGTCAAGGACAGTCAGTAAATCTTTTCGTCCCTGCTGATGTAAACATTAAAGAGTTACATGACACTCACATGTTAGCGTGGAAGAAAAAGTTAAAGACTTTGTACTATTGCAGAAGTGAGGCAATCAAACGTGCAGAGTTAGTATCAAAAAAAGTAGAAAGAACAATCATACCAGAAGCCGATTGTTTAGCGTGTGAATAATGAAGATATATATATTAAAAATAATTTATCATTACTCAACGTATTTAACCAGTTGGTCGTGGCAAAAATTGTATGGAGATAGAACTAAAAGAGGACATAAATGAATTACCCTCCAATTAAATCATTTGGTTTTAAGAAAAAAATAAGAAAACAACAAAAACAAACAGTGCTATGGACGGTTTATCATACTGTCCTTGCAGTAGAGTTATTAATATTAATCATAATAGAAGGGATAGAGTTACTAAGATGAGTTTATTTAAAACAAGAGCATACTACAAACCCTTTGAATACGATTGGGCATTTGAAAGTTACGACATGCAACAAAAAATGCACTGGCTACCTAGTGAAGTACCATTGCATGAAGATGTAAGAGATTGGAATGAAAGATTATCAGCAGAAGAAAAGAATTTGATTGGGCAGATATTAAAATTCTTTACACAAGGAGATGTAGATATTGCACAAGCATATTTAGATAAATACATTCCTAAATTTAAACCACCTGAAATTAGAATGATGTTATCAGCTATAGCCACATCAGAAGCTAATCATGCACACAGCTATTCTTTATTAAATGATACGATTGGTTTGCCTGACAAAGAATACAAAGCATTCCAAGAGTATAAAGAAATGTCTGATAAACACACTTATCTATTTCAAAGTAAAGGAACAGGTATAGAAGGATTAGCTAGAGAGATAGCTTGTTTTTCTGCATTTGGTGAAGGCTTACAGTTGTTTGCTTCATTTGTAATGCTACTTAACTTTCAAAGATATGGACGTATGAAAGGCATGTGTCAGATAGTTACTTGGTCTATTAGAGATGAGACACACCATGTAGAAAGCATGATTAAAATATTCCATGCTTTAATAAAAGAAAACCCTCACATTTGGACAGAAAAATTTAAAGCAAGTATCTATCAAACAGCTAGAGACATGGTTGACTTAGAAGATAAGTTTATTGATTTAGCTTTTGCACAAGGGGGCATTAGAGGACTTAAAGCTGATGAAGTTAAACAGTATATTAGATACATAGCTGATAGACGATTACTTCAGTTATCTCTAAAGCCTAACTTTGGTGTCAAAGAAAACCCTCTATCGTGGTTAGATTGGGTATTAAATGGCGTAGAACATGCAAACTTTTTTGAGAATAGAGCTACTGAATATAATAAAGGGACTGTGACTGGCAGTCTGTGGGACTAAACCTGCTCTTTTAGATGAAAAACTTAACAGATGATGTGGTTTTACCATTGAAGGTAGACGATTTAATTAAATTATTAAACAACGTCTACCCTGAAAAGTCTCCTAACTTGCAAGATGATACTAAGACTATTTATTTTAAAGCAGGACAGAGAGACGTAGTAAACTTTATTAACACTCTCAAAGAAAGGTCAGAACAATAATGTGTGGTTCACCAAAAGTACCTCAAGCTCCAGTACAGCCGACGCCGCCGACACCAGTTAGAGCAGACCAAGCACAGGATTTATCTCCTGAATTGGTTAAAGCTAATGATGCAGATTTAGACATTAAAAAGAAGAAAGTTAAAAAATCAGGCACGTCTGCTTTAAATACTTCTTCAGGTCTTAACATTGCTACTAACTCAGGCATTTAATTAAATGGAATACGAAGGTAGTCTACAGAAGCAACATACAGCTAAAGAACGATACCTTAAACTTCAGTCAGAGAGAGAACATTATTTAGACAGAGCAGAAGAGTGTAGTGAATTAACTATTCCTTCTTTAATAAAACCAGATGGCTTTACTTCTTCAAGTGAGCTATACAATCCATTCCAATCAGTTGGTGCAAGAGGTGTCAACAACCTAGCAAGTAAACTTCTTTTACTTTTGCTCCCACCAAACTCCCCATTCTTTAGATTACAAATAGCAGGTGACGCTAAAAAAGAACTAGAAGAAAATAAAGATATGAAAACTGACATTGAGAAATCTTTGTCTGTTATTGAAAAAGAAGTATCAAGTAAAATTGAACAACTTGCATTAAGAGTTTCAGTTTATGAAGCATTAAAACATCTTATTGTTGGTGGTAATGTATTAACTTACCTACCTAAAAAAGGAAGCATGAGAGTATTTCCTTTATCACAGTACGTAGTTAGAAGAGATGCTTCAGGAAATATTTTAGAAATAATTATTAAAGAGAAAGCAAGTATTTTATCATTAGGTAAAGAAATATCCGCACAAGTAATTGCTGACCCTGATTATAAATCAGATGAAGAAATAGAATTATACACTCATGTTTATAAATTAAATGACAATGAGTTTTACGTTTGCCAAGAAGTAAACGGAATTAAAATACCTGAAAGTATTGGTACATTTAAAAATGAAAGAATGCCTTATCAAGCATTAAGAATGGTAAGAGTTGACAATGAAGATTATGGAAGAAGTTACGTAGAAGAATTTATTGGTGATTTAAAATCATTAGAAGGTTTATCTCAAGCACTTGTAGAAAGTGCGGCGGCTTCATCTAAAGTAGTATTCATGGTTAGACCTAACTCTGTTACTAGAAAAAAAGATTTAGCTATGACTAGAAATGGTGACATCATTACTGGAAGTGCAGAAGATGTGACGGTATTACAGGCACAGAAACAATATGATTTACAAGTAGTTGAAAGAAGTATTGCTAAATTAGAAGAGAGAATGTCTTATGCTTTCTTATTACACACAGCAATACAAAGAGATGCAGAAAGAGTTACTGCACAAGAGATTAGATACATGGCAGAACAATTAGAGACTGCTATGGGTGGTATATATTCACTATTATCACAAGAGTTTCAGCTACCATTAGTTTCAATATTAATGAAAAGAATGGAAACAGCTAAAGAAATTCCAACATTACCTAAAGGCACAGTTAAGCCTACTATTATTACTGGTATTGAAGCATTAGGTAGAGGAAACGATTTACAAAAATTAAGAGAATTTGTTGCAGAGATAGGAAACTTAGCACAAATAAATCCACAAGTTGTTCAGGCACTAAACCCAGATGATTTAATTAAACGTATAGCTATCGGTCTTGGTATTGATACTGACGGTTTATTAAAATCTCAAGAACAACTAGCGGAAGAACAAGCGGCACAAGAAGAACAAGCACAGCAACAACAAATGATGCAGATGGCTGAAAAAGCTATCCCTCAAGTTGCAGGTAATCTTACTAAGCCACAATAATAAAAGGAAACAATGGTAGAAACAGTAGAGATAAAACAACCAGAAACTACAAGTGAAAAACCTGTAGAAGAAAATGTTACACAAAGTAAACCTGAAGGCTTACCTGAAAAATTCAACAGCGTTGAAGATTTAGCAAAGTCATATCAGGAATTAGAAAAGAAACTTGGTGACAATACGGAAGCACCTAAAGAAGATGCTCCCAAAGAAGAAACAAAGAGTGATTTAGATATTGCTGAAAAAGCAGTTGAGAGTGCAGGGCTTAACATGGACAACCTGTCTTCTGAATATGCTGAAAAAGGTGAGTTAGATGCTAAGTCATACGAGGCTTTAGAAAAAGCAGGTATACCTAAAGAATATGTAAACCAGTTTATCGAAGGTCAAAAAGCAGTTGCAGACCAACAAGCTAGTTCATTAAAAGAAATAGCAGGTGGCAATGAGGCTTACAGCGAAATGTCTAATTGGGCGGCAGACAATATGACTGACGCAGAGAAGACAGCTTACAACACAGCAGTTAATTCTAAAGATGTAGAAACTGCAAAGTTAGCAATAGCAGGTTTAAAAGCTAAATTTGATGGAGCTAATGGTAATGAGCCTAACCTTGTAGAAGGCAAAGCTACAGTGTCAGGTCAAGATGGTTATAAGTCTTGGGCTGAAGTTACAAAAGCTATGGGAGATGAGAGGTATTCAAATGACCCTGCTTACCAAGCAACAGTAAAAGAAAAACTAAGTAAATCGGACTTGTAATATGAGCCTTTATAGGAACATGAACGCCAGAAAAAAATCTGGCACATCAAGACCAAAAAGTAAAAGTACGGTATCTGCTAAAGCATATAAAAATATGAAAGCAGGATTTCCTAAAAAGAAAAAGACGACATAAAAAATAGTTGTGCAACACTTATGTGTGGCAACTGCCAACTTTAATTAGCCAAATAACTTGACCCTCTGCGGAGGACAATCTTGACTAAATAACTGAATTGAAGAGGCTTTTAATAAACAATAAATAACAAAAGGAAACACAATGGCAAACGCAACTCCAGTATCAGTAGGAAGAGCAAATGCAGGTGGCTCTGAAGACGCATTGTTTTTAAAAGTATTCGCAGGTGAAGTAATTACTTCATTTGATAGAGCTTCAAAAACAGCAGGAGCAGATATGCAAAGAACTATATCATCAGGAAAGTCAGCGACTTTTCCAGTGATGGGTAGAATTTCAAGTGCATATCACACAGCAGGAGCAGAAATACTTGGTTCTGACGTAAATCACAACGAAAAGGTTATTACAATTAATGACCTTCTAACATCTTCAGTATTCTTATCGAATATCGAAGAAGCTAAAAACCACTGGGACGTAAGGTCAGCTTACTCTTCTGAAATTGGAAGAGCTTTAGCATTTACTAAAGATAAGCACATCTTACAAACTATTGGTCAAGCATCATTAGCATCAGCTAACGTATCTGACAGTGGATATGGTGCAGGAGCAACTATCACTAATACTGGTATCGCTTCAGCAACAGACGCAACTGCGGCTAACGCTATGATTGACGCAATCTTTGGTGCGGCTAAACAATTAGATGCAAACTACGTTCCCTCAGAAGGCAGAAAATGCTTTATGAGATTGGAAGAATACTACAAACTAGCAAACGCTACGAATGCAACAAATGTTGACTTCAGTGGTGGAGCTAATGGTGGTGTTGCTTCAGGTAAAGTGCTTAGAATTGCAGGTATCGAATTAGTACCTGTAGCTCACTTTGTATCTTCTAATGTAAACTCTGGTGTAGAACAAGGTTCAGCAACAGCAGGTGGCTCTAACCCTCAAGCGGTTAACCTAGCTAACTATGTTGCACTTGTATGTCACCCTTCAGCAGTAGGAACTGTTAAGCTAATGGATTTAGCTGTTGAAAAAGAGTACGACATAAGAAGACAAGGTACTTTAATGGTAGCCAAATACGCTATGGGTCATGGCGTTCTAAGAGGCGAATCAGCAGTAGGTATCAAAGAAGCATAATACTTCTTAATTTATACAGGGCGGAGATTAACACAGACAATCCGCCCTGTGTACTCACACAAAATTTAACTTAAAGGATATATGGCAACACAAATTACACCTACTACAGAATTGCAGTCGGTCAACATCATGTTGAGTACGATTGGAGAAGCACCTGTTAACTCAATTACAGGAACCACTACAGTAGATGTATCAACAGCTATAAATATTCTTAACGAAACTTCAATGTCCATTCAATCTCAAGGGTGGAATTTTAACACACATATAAATTACAAATCTTTATCAATCGACAGTGATGGTAAAGTACCCCTTCCTTCAAACTGCGTTAAAGCAGATGCAAACCCCTCTTACAGATATTTAAACTACACAATTAGAAACGGCTATTTATATGATATGGATAATCACACAGACATCTTTACTTCAGCACCTTCAAGTGTTGATTTGGTTCTAGTACAACAACTGGCACATTGTCCTGAATACGCTAGACAATATATTACAATGAAAGCGGCAAGAAGATTTGCTTCAAGATTTATAGGTGATAAAGAAATTACACAATTAATTGGTCAAGATGAAAATGAAGCTCTAATGGCATTTCATCAAGCTGATAGCCAAGAGGCTGACGCAAACATGCTTAATGGAGACCAGAATACATTTTCTATAATCAATAGAACACCTCGTAGGACTTACTAATGGGAAGCGTAGTATCGCAATCAATCCCTAACTTTTTGAACGGTATGTCTCAACAGACACCTACTCAAAGAGGTATTAATCAGGGCGAAGACCAAATAAATCTACAAAACGGTTTAGTTGATGGTTTAGCTAAAAGACCTCCTTTAGATTATATAGCAACATTAGATAGTTCTAATATCTATTCTAATAAAACAAAATTTTGGTCAATACAAAGAGACGCTTCTAATCAGTACATTGTAGCTTTATACAATGGCGGTGTTAAAGTATTTGATTTAGCAGGTAATGAAAAGACAGTTACTATTGCAAGTGGTTCAAGTTATTTAACTTCAACTAATCCAAGAGAGAATTTTAAATTAGTTAATGTTGCAGATTATACTTTCATTGCTAATACTAACACTACAGTTACAGCAGACAGCACTGCGTCTGCGGCTAAAGTAGAAGAGTTTTTAATTGTTTGTAAATTAACAAACTACGGTAGAGAATATAAAGTAGCATTAAAACACCCTTCAATGGGACAAGAACTAGAAGTTATATTTCAATTACCTACTGGTAATGATGCGGCTACAGATGCAAAATTTAGAGACACTAACAAAATTACAGACATACTTTTAAAAGGAACTTCAAGTACACACTGGGATAGTAGTGCAAATGGTATT